CTCTCCGTCTCTCTGTCACGTTAGTGAAAGAGGCCTGTCTTTAAATGGGACAGGCAAACCACTAAAGCGCTCAGTAAGAGTTGCTTTAGGCTAGAAGTACGGATCGACCCACGAGTCTTGCGACTCATAGGTCTTCACCTTGTACTTTCTCGTTGGGTGGGTTGCAAAGCCACCGACTCGCCCTTCGTAGAAGGGCACGGATTCCACCACACCTTCACAGGTGCTGGTTTCCAAGTCGTCCAACGGGATCTCGACCTTCTGGTTGTTGAACCGTACAGTCGTACTGTCTGGCACTCCGCCGCGAACCTTGTACAGGTAAGCGATAAGTGCACGATCGGCATCCTCGGGCCACGTTTGCTTCACAGCAACGCGAACGAGGTTTGGCATCCGCCAGAACCCAAAGGCTCTGTCGTACGTCACTTTCTTAGACCTCACCGCTGAATCAAGACATGTGTGTAGGCCCCCGTCAGACGGGGCACACGCGCTAGTCATCATGGTGTCGGTCACTACCTTAGGTAGCCGCCTTCGAATCCACCGCGTTGCCGCGGCATATCGAAGGTTTCCGCTCGAGGCTCGTTTGAGCCCGTTATGAACGAGAAAGTGTTGGGCCAGTGTTCTCACTTCGCTCTTAATGAAGTGAGGCCTGACAGCTTGTCCAAATACATAGTCGCAGCCGCAAGATTCGCGAAACGCGCCGTCTATAAATGTCTTGTCCACGTTGGTGTCGAAACCCAACCACGACAAGACCTCGACGACGCGTTCTGCATCTTCTGTTGGCATTGCTATGTCATCACCGAATACCCCGAAGAAGGGTACACGTCCGTTTGCCCGTTGCACTGCTGCAACGGTGGCGGCAAAGATGAGACTTTCTAGTTCGAACGTAAAACCATTCCCCATTGAGGAGAACTTCTCACATTCGTTCCAGGTACCATCCGGAGATCGGGTCCGTCGACATCTTGCGATGTCTAAGAACCGAAACCAGTCAGGAGGTAAAACCTCTCTGACAAGCTCCGTTGACACGGTGTCGCTTGCGCTAGCCAAGTCGATGGTTGCGATAGTACCGTCCCGGCTGCCCGTTAGGGCCAGGGACTGGTTCCAACCTTGATCATTCAGGTTGACCATGAGGTCTCCCATCTCGGTCCTATAACGTCTGAGTCGACGGCGGATTACTCCGCCTAGACCAGACTGGACGAATTGATTTAAGGCTGGTTCGACCGCAATTGTGCGGTCTGTCTTCGCAGTCTTTGGAACAAAATCCAGCTTATTTCCCGGGACAAGAGTAAACTCACCCCACTCCCCCTCACGGGTTCGTAGAGGAGCCACATACCTGTCCCACACGCCGTTACTTCGTATGAAGGCATCGGCGAGTGGAGCGCATTCCGGTGTTACCATGAGGTCACCGAATTTGTGGAAGACATCCGCCTCGGTTCTGGGCAACGCGAACGTTGCACCATCCCCGAAGTGGGCGTCACGCAATGCGAGCTCCCAATCCGGTTCCGTCCCGATAATTCGCAGGATCTCGATTCGCATGAGGTGAATTGCCTCATGAACGAACGGCGGCATCATAGCCGCATCCTTGCGAGTGTCTCGGAACAGACGGTTGGTAAGCGCACAACGTGCTTCCGCTGTCTCAGCCTTCGTGATAGCTACTTCACGGGGCCGAAGCGCCTCACTTTTGAAGTGAGGATACTTCTTCAACAGTGCCACGACTTGATAGTCGCACCTAACCCTTTCAATCATTTTCATGAAGGAGAAATTGCAAAATTCCTCGGGGTAGATCAGGTAATGTATTGGATCGAAATCCAAATCCATCAACTGGACACACGCATCTTCGTCACCTTGCTCGTAAGCTTGGATCAGAAGGTATGCTGCCAAAGATTTTGGCGTGTCTAGAGACCTAAAGAGCTCTCGGGCGACGTCGAGAGAGGCGCAGAATGCACTCCTCCAGCCGGGATCAACCCGACTGTGACGACCCGCAGCAGCAGTATTGCCATGGCTGCGAGAATGATCCATTTGAAGACTCCGTCCATGTCTGATTAAGGCATGGGTGCGAAGTCCACAGCGTTGGTGCCGAAGCTTGCCAACGCCGTGTAGTTCTTCGTGTAGGCAGCAAGATTGCTACCTTCCGTCGAACGAGGATCGCGCTCGATGGTGATCGTTACGTAATTGTAGACGATCGACTCATCGGAGAGCTTCTCCGGAACCGTGAAGCGGTGCACGTTTTGCGTGCGACCGCCGTTTGTCGGGATGACGGTTTTCACCGTCGCCCGCATCGACACGGACGGAGTTGCGCCGGCGCAGACGTAAGCCTGGACACCAGGAGCGGCGGAAGCGACTTGGTTAAACACCTTGTCGACGAGTGCTGCGTTTTTGATGGTAAAGGACATAGGAAAGTTCTCCTAGAGATTTTCTACACACGAAAGAGTCGTGCAGCGTTGCCCCGAAATAGGGCGAGTGAAGTGATCAAACGGCGTAAGCCGTTAACCCCTTCGCCGATGACAGGTCGCAAACCTGCCAGAGTGCTGACACCAACGGGAATATTCCCGGTACGCTCGTACAGGCGGACATCAATCTTGCCTTTGCAGGGTTCAATCGTGTCTATCCATACATTCCCTCGATTACCGGCGCTCACGCGCGAGGTCGAGCTTTCAGAGTACGTAGTCTCTACGCCGTAACGGTATGTTATGGCTTCAAAACCACTCAGTGTGGTGAGAGCGTTCAAGTAGTCGCCGACTTGTAGAAACCAGTCGAAAACGAAAGAGAACGGCAAAACCTCCCACGCAAGGACAAGCGGGTTTGTGAAACCCAGCGCGTCCATCTCAGCGAAGACCGGACGATCAATCCGGCCTGATAGGCTCATCCTCATGGATAGATCCCAACGTTGTACTACTTCGTTGGTTCCATTAGCAAAGTCCCAGCCCCAAGGGGCTGTAGACACTGCTACGGAGCTAGAAGCTTCCACTGAAGTCTTCTTACGAGCCCAAACATCAACGGTCCTCTGACCGTTTACCAAGTTCCTCTTAGCGAGGTGCTCGGCAGCACCCTTTACATCCATGAGTAAAGGAGTGATCGCATATGCATGTTCCAACCAAAAGTTGGCAGCCGCTTTCGCGGGGTCATACACAAAGGAGTCACTAAGTCCCCGAAGGGACTTCCTAGGTTTCGCGCCTAGGAGATCGAGGGCGCGTTTGAAATGCCCTCTTTTGGCAGCTACTCCGGCTGTAAACAGCCGTCTCGCTACGCCGAGGATGTAGTCACAGGTTTTACCTGCTTCTGCACCCGCGACTGCCAAATTGATCTTCTGGTCTTTGAGCTTATTCAGCCCATTGATCAAGCACTCATTCCTGAGCGCTTCCACAAGATCACCTCTCGCAAACTCGCCGGGCGAACGATGGGAGACTCCCATCAGTTGCGCGTACGACGTGGGGTCCTTGCTACCCCCCCAGTTCCAGTAATATACGGAACCAGGCGTTGCGGAGATCCGGACTCTCGACTGAGAGAACGGATGCCAGAATGCACCATTGTGCTCTTCTGGTGGATACCTTCCCCAAGACTTGAGTTTATCGTCAATAGACGTTCGCTCAGTCCGAGGACCTGACGGCCGGTTCATAACGCCGGTCGTCTCTGAGGGCTCACTTTTTGTAGGCATACAGACTCCTTTCTTAAGGAGACTGCGACTCAGGGTATCCGAGACACACAAAACCCACGGAATCTCTGGCTCCAAAGAGCCATCCTGCTTCACAGCAGAAAGAGACCGT